TGGGGGTGATATGACTGGGGTATCACCCCCATTTTCATACCCACCAGTTAGCACATATGTTCTAATACCAAAAGAGACATGGGGGGTATCCCCCACCCCGTCAGACATGACCAACGCCCGCACGACGAAGTTGCTCCCGTATAAAAATTCAGTTTCAGGCCAAAATCCCCCACTGTTCCGCCATAGCATCTGCAACTCCCTGATATGTAATACTTCTCTTTATACCCCTATCAGGAGAAGGGGACATAAGATGGACGGCAGGATGTCTTCCATCTACAATATCTGTAGCCTGCAGTTTTGGTAAACCTTTCAACCACAAACAGGTAGCTTTAGTTTCTCCATGCCCATATTGCCAAGGTTGTATTATTTGGTCTTGCTTTTTCCCAATAATTTCTATGGCATATTTGTGCATTATGGGATTTTCCACAGCAATTTTTGGAACTGGGAGTTCCAGAATCCATCTGAAAAATAAAGCAGCTTCCTCCATCTTCTCCCATCTACCCTCTTCCTCATAAAGCCACCTGACTCCGCTATTACAGAGGTAAGTGCAATCTGGATTAGCTATAAGTAAATCAACTCCACTATAGTTTAGGTTCCTGCAGTCTTCTTGGATATGGAGAGTATTGTCTGTTTCGGAAGGAACAAGGTCACAACTTACAGCAAGATGTCCTCTTTTGTTGAAAGCATCCCTTATTCTACCAAATCTTTCACAAATGACTACTACTATCATAGTTTACTCCTTTGAAAACTTTTATGCCAATTGTCCAATTCTTAGCACCAAAAGTGCTCTCCTTCCTTTCTTTTTGCCCGAATTAAAACGGCAGCTAGGCACGACCCTTACCCCACAAAACGGTAAAACGGTGGCACAAGTTAGCTTTGAATAGTTGTCCATATTTGTTGCCTCCCTACCGTTTTAATAAATTAACCGTTTTACGTTTTATACAGGACTTTCCCTATTCCATGACTAGATTCTTTTATCAAGGTATTAAGGATTCCATTATATAACCCTCGCTGTTACAATGATAACAAGGGGATACTCCTATTACCTCATCCCCAAATTGACCCCGAATACAGTGGGGGCATTTTACCTTTAACTCTACACCTTGGGAATGGAGATAAACTAGAAGTTCATCTGCCCATCTTCTATATACCCCCCTTGTAAAAGCCAAGTCCCATTGTTCTTTAGAAGGTGTTCCTGTAATTCCCAATCTCATTGCTATCCCTTCCCTTATCTCTTCTTGCTTGGTCATAACTCCTCCCTTGTTCCATAGTTTATTCATCCATAACTATAAAGCCTGCTGCAGCAAAGTTCTTTCTTAAAACGATGGGTTGGAGTGTATTGTCTTGTGCTAATCTCTGCTTGGCAAAGTAAAGGATTAGTTCTTCCTGGTTTACAGGAGCAAAGCGTCCTGTTGCATTTTGGGACTGTCTTTTTCGTTCAAGGAGAAACACAGTTGAAGCAGTGTCTACATATTCAGTTGCTCCCTTTAATGAGTACACATCTCCAGGATTGAACAAACTGGCTTCATTAGGCTTTTTGATATGCATTGTGAAACCCCCTACAGCTTCCATATCTCTGAGAAAACTTTGCCAGATGTTTAGCCAATAGGAGGCATATTCGGGTTTAAGTCTTTCAGAAGTTGTTGCTTGGCTCAAATTATCGAGAAGGATAAGTTTGCAGCCTCTGAAGGTGTCTTTGTAGTAATCCAGGTTATTTTCTAGTGGGACTGTTCCAAGACGAAAGTCAAACCTGATTCTATTGGAAGTTGGATACTGGGATATAACCTTCCTCATCCTATCTTCCAAGTTTGTTCTGTCCCCTTCCATCATCAGTAAACCTACGTCAGTGGGGATACTGGGGTAGCCACCATAGAAGGGAGTTCCTGAACCCACCATAAACATCAGGTTATTCATCAGAATTGATTTCCCAATACCAGTTCTGCCAGATATAATGAAAAATTCTCCTGGTTGAGCTGGTACTAATTCTTGGACAATAGCTGGAAGTCTTACGAATTCTTGGTTAAGCCAGGCATCAGGTGTTAATAATCTAGTCATGCTTCACCTCCGAAACAATTGTGCTCTTTCGGAGTGCTCTGCAAGCCTTACACCTCTTTGGTTCAATTAGACCTTTGTTTTTATAGAACTGTATTTCACCAACTTCAAAGATAAAGTTCTCCCCACAATCCACGCACCTGATAATCTTTCCTTCCATCTTTCCTTCCTTCCATTCTAGATATAACTATAGTATATTATATCTCGTTTGATTAGTCAAGTTCTTGACAAAAATAACCTGTTAGTGTTACAATGAGGGATAGTATGAATCTTGAAGAAGAACTCAAACATATAAGTGGTAGGAAAAGACAGTTTCTTTTGCTGAGGATTGTTCATATAGATGCAGATACAGCTAGGAAAATATGTGGAATCAGTAAAGGAACATATAATTCTTGGCTCCATAATGAAGACTTCCAGAAGCTATATCAGCGGAAGGATGAGTTTGCTGCGGAATACAGGCAAGAAGCACTCAGGCTAATGCGGAAGAGTAATCAGCTACAAGCCGTGTTACTAGAAGAGAAGATTATTGCCAGGATGAAGGCCGAGATAGAGTCAGGTAATTATGAGCTTTTGAAAACCAACTTAGCCCGTGAAGTTTACTCCAAACTAATCAATGACCTTGATTATCAGCCACAGAATGTAGCCCTTACTTGGGAACAACGTATTTTAGCTTTATCCCAAGCAGAACAGCAAATCCCACAAATAACAGGAGGTGATGTTATAGATGGCGAGGTCATCAATGAGGCAGATAGTAGCAAGGAGACAGAACATCAGGAAAGCCACGATGTCACGAGTAGCGAACAAAGCTGTTCATAGACTCAGAAGGAGACTTAGACTTAAATGGTAATGTTAAGTAGACCTACTCTTATTGAATCCCTTCTCTATATAGATAATAAGGAAGGAATTGTCCAGCCTTTCAAACTTAATCGTATGCAGCGATACTTCCAAAAACATAAGACCAATAGGAATATTGTAACTAAACATAGGCAGGGGGGTTTCACCAGTGGTGTCCTTGCTGATATGTATCTTGATTGTATTCTTATTCCTCATTCTTCTTGTGTTGTTACTTCCCATGAAACGAGAGCTACCCAGAGGTTACTTGATAGGGTTCATTTTTATTATGATACTATGGATGAACCTAAACCCTTGACTGGGGCAGAAAGTAGGAATGAAATTACTTTCCCAGATATGCACAGTTCTATTTATGTTGGTACTGCAGGAGCTAGAGCCTTTGGTCGGGGGGATACAATCCGAAAAGCCCTTATTTCTGAGTTGTCCTTCTATGATGATGGAGAGAAGATTCTTGTAGGTGTAGAAGATGCTGTACCAATTACAGGGGAACTTACGATAGAGTGTTCCCCGAATGGTGAAGATAACATTCATTATGAACGATGGGTGAAAGCCAAGGAAGGGAAGTCCCCATATAAGCCTTTCTTTTTCCCCTGGTGGTGGACTGATGAGTATATGATACCAAGAGATTCTCCTTTTTCTTTACCAGAAGATAGGGGAGAACTTACCTTTACGGGTGAGGAAAAGGAATTGGTGGAACAACATGGTCTTACGGAAGCCCAGATAAGGTGGAGGCGGTGGAAGATAGCTGAGAAGGGTGGATTATTTTGGCAAGAATATCCCGAAGATGAGGTTAGTTGTTTTATCACAATTGGAGACCCTGTATTTAGTACTGAAGTCTTGACAAATTTAGCCCAGGGATGTTATGATGGAGAAGTACATGAAGGAGGTTGGAAGTACTGGATTCCCCCACAACCGAAAGTAAATTATGTCCTGGCAGCAGATTCTTCAGCGGGTGTTCCTGGAGGTAGTTACTCAGCAGCAGTAGTTCTTGATGATAGATGGCAGGTTTGTGCCACGTTCCAGTCCAGACTCGAACCCCATGTGTTTGCTGATATTCTCAAAAAGATGGGGACATGGTATAATAATGCTGAGATAGCTGTGGAAAGAAACTTTACTGGTTATGCAGTTTTGGGTCATATGCAGGATTATGGTAATATTTATATGCAGAGAGATTTCGTAACAGGGAAGATAACGAGTAATAGGGGATGGTGGACTAATGAACAAACGAAACAGTTTATGATGACTAAACTGAAAGATTATCTACCGCAATTGAAGTTGTGGGATGTGAATCTTGTGAGGCAATTACGGGGATACAGGTATATTAAGTATAAGGCTGTTTCCCAAACATTCGATGACTTAGTAATATCTTTGATGATAGCCTGTGCAGTCAAGTCCGTATTGGGGGTAGCAAGGGGCTACCAGGGTGCTACAAAAGGATGGGACTGGTAAAGCAAAGGATATAGGGGGTAATTATGTTAGAGGAACAACAGGTTAAGACAGATATAGCTAGTTTGAAGACTTTTTGGAGTGCTCGCAATAAGAGATTCAGGGATTGGTATGAGATGCTAATACTCGTTGATAAGTTGGCATCAAAGGGGATGGAGACTTATGTAAGTAATGAACCACAAACCTTCTATAACATGGCTCATTATCTCTTGACCAAGGGGGATTTAGCTCACAATACCCCTATGGAGAATGAGAGTGCTTTGGAGTTAGATAGAAAAGCCAAAATTAGTCGGGGTTGTCAATATCTTTGGAACCTTATAGACACTGAAAGAAAATATGGGGGTGGTGCTTCCTTTATAGATGAACTGGCTTTTTATCTCTTAGTCCTTGGGTGGTATAGTACAGTAGCTCTTTTTGATGTAGACTCAGGGTTACTTAAAACCCAGATTTGGTCTCCAGCAGATACATACCCCAGATATGCTAACAATCGGATGGTAACTTGTGTTCATTCTTATAAGTTGACCGAGAATGAAGCTGCTCTAAAAGCTAATGAGAATAATTGGAATTATCAAGCAAGAACGGGGGGTATGGGAGAGGTTGTTCTTGATGATTACTTCTATCAGGATAACACGGGGCTACTCCATAATATAATCTTTATAGATGATAAGGATGTTACTGGTTGGCAGGACAGACCTGAAATGAAGCTCTTCGTGGCTCCAGTAGGTGGTTTCCCAGATAAGGGGAGCATTACCCCAAATAGGAAGGATTGGAAGAGCCTAACAGGTAGGGGGATATTTGAGGTTAATGCTACTATAGATACTCATTTTAATAAATGGAAGTCTATGATATCTCAAATACTCAGGGATACTGCACAACCAATAACCCAAGAGTTCTCAGCTTCACCTCAAGCTACCCCAGAACAATTACGGGAAAGAGGAGGGCATTATCATTATGCCCCTGGGGAGCAAGGTATTGTACGGGTTCCCCCGAAGCAGAAGGGTAGCTTCAATGATGCAGTCTTTGGTATGGTAGAAGGACAGCCAGGTTATGCTTTGAGTCTTCTAGCCACATCTTCAGCCAATCAGATTCTCTATCCCTACATGGATGCCAAACATTTTGTTATTGGGGAAAATGATAAGTTTTGGTTATCTAATCTCAAGTCTTCTAAGAGGGTATTTGATATTAAGGGTAAGTTTGTTGAGAAGCTGAAGCCTACAGAGATTCCCGATGATGTTGTTATTCAAGTAGATAGTGATGTGGCTACACCAAAAGATTGGATGGAGAGAGGTACGATAGCTAATCTCCTTAAAGACCATCTTGATGAAGCTACTATTGCAACTGAGATTCTTAAAGTTTCAGACCCACAAAGTATTAAACGGAGGAAAAGTCTTGATAGGATGCTTAACCATCCTGTATTCCAGACGGTGGAAGCTGCTTCTGCTGCTGAGACCCATGCAGATTATTTAGAGAGAAGGGGGGATAGCAGACAAGCAGCCCGCTTCAGAAGAGCAGCACGAGCACTGGATGCTATGATAGGTGTCCCACCTGCAGGTTCTGGCACTCCAATGGAAGAACCTGGGATAGAAGCTGCTAAGGAAGGGGTTGTCCCTGGGGAGAAACCTCCTGTGGCTTCTAGAGTAGCTCCCCCCGAAGCACGTCAGGGATTTACCCCCCAAGAACTCCGTAGAACAATAGGTCGAGGAAATATTAGAACCCGATAGGAGGAAGACATGCCTGATAATGGAATACCCAAATTCCCAACGGTCTACTCCGAAGCAGAGCAGACAAGGTTAAAAGAATTAGAAGCTCAACGCAAGAAAGTTGAAGAAGTATATCAACAGAAATTTACTCCTAGAGCTTGGGCTAAGGTATCCCCCCCAGAGAGGGCAGTAAGGGAGTTCCTTCCTCAGTGGTTGGTAACCCCAATAAGGACTCTTACTCCTTGGGAAGAGGGGGCTTGGGACTATGGTTTTACACCTGAGCAAGTTCAAGAGTATAGATTTGAGTTAGAAAAAGAATATAAGGAGCTGGCCAGGCAAGAAAAAGTTACCAGACTTCTTCCCAGTATTCAAGCTGATTTAATGATAGCAGCCCTAAGTGGAGACCCAATTACGGATGTATCCCAACTTCTGTCGGATTTTCCAGAATTGAGGACTGACTTTACAGAGGAAGAAGTGGGTTATCTGTCCAAGATGGCACAAACTCTTCTTCATGCTACCCCAGAGGATATAATATCGGGCAAGGCTTTTGGCTATGACCCTTCCCAACTACCTATAACTCAGGAGGATATTGAAGCCTTTGCTAAAGAATCTCCTGGGTTAGACCCAAGGTTTATTCTGAGTTCCGTAGCTTTCTCTAAAGACTTGCAGGAAATTGGTACAGCCTTACAGCAGGCTTACCCCCCAGAGGTTCCAGAAGTAGAAGTTGATGAAGGCAATAGCTAAGAAGGAGGGAGAACTTCTTACACTTACTGATGAGGAAACAGGGAGGATAATTGTAGTAAGGAAGCAGGAAGATGGTTCCCTCTGGTATGGTGAAGACTTTGTTGGATATGAACATGATGGGAAGATTGTTCCCGTTAGTCTTACTGATGGTCAGCCCTTGGAGACAGAGGAGAAACAAGAAAGTTGGCTGAAAGAGAATGTGATAAATAACTTTCTTCTAGGTTTGAACACAGTCATATATGGATTGGAACAGGGAGGACTTACTCTTCTAACTGAACTTCTTAAACCGAAGCCAGAGATAGAAGGAGCTAGGGAGTTAGATATAACAAAATCAATAAGGAACTGGGCATTTGAGTCTATTGCTTCCCTTCGCCAGAAGCAAGAGCTAAGGGACTTTGAACACCAGGAATGGTTAAAGGAACACCCTGAATTATTACCTAAACCTGAGTGGACTCAAAGTCCTATCGAGCATCCAGAATTGCTCAAGGATGTTGGGTATTATACACATTTAATATTCAGCCAGCTCCCCACAATAGCGACAGCTTATGGGGTAGGTATATCCGTAGGTTTGGGTACGAGGAATCCTATGGCTGGAGCAGTTGCTGCTTCTGGGGTTATAACCCCATTAGAAATTGGTGAGATTCGTAGGGAACTTTTGGCTAATGGTGCAGATGAGGACACTGCTAGTGAGTTAGCTACACTATTTGGTTCTGTTTGTGGAGCTATAGAAATATTTCCTGCTATGGTGTTTCTCAAGATTGTTAACCCTGCTTTTTTCAGAATCTTCAAGAGGGAAGTGAGGCGGGGGCTTACTACCCATATTGCTTCTACTCTTATTAGAAGGGGTTTACTTGGTACTGGTAGGAAGATAAGTTCAGATGTTTTGAAAATAGCAGTTACTGAAATTGCCGAAGAAGGTCTACAGGAAGTAACCCATAATGTTGCGGTGAAGATGGTCGATGAAGAAAAGGGTCTTATGGAGGAAGTACCTGAGAGTATGATTAGGGCTGCTATCTCTATGTCCCCACTATTTGTTACTGGTGGTATGGCTTCTTATTCTAGTATGAAAGCTTATCTTCCTGAGAAGACTCAGACTGAGATAGATACTACTGCTACAAAGTTGAAAGAATCTGGGTTGACTACTGAACATGCTGAGGCAGTGGCTTATTCTAAAGTCTTGGAGACTGAAACGGGTCAAGCTGAAGTAGAAGTAGCTACGGAGAGAGTTATGGAAGAAGTACCAGCCCCTAATAAGATAACCCCCAAACTGGAGTGGCTTGAAGAAACTTTAGGAACAATTATTCTAGACTTAGATGCTTTTAACTCATCTATCCCTATTCAGGAAGAAAGATTAGCTAAAATGAAAGCAAGTGGGGAACTTCCTTCTGAGCAATTAGCCCAATTGGGTAAGATAAAGGATATGAAGGCAACCCAAAAGGAGCTTGAAGCTAGAAAGGTTGCTTTGGTAAAGCAGATAGCTAAGTTGAAGAAGAGTATTCAAGTACAACCTACCCTTCCTGCTCCAGAAGTTACAGAGACAGGTAAGGAGTATGTAGCTACCGTGTATCGTGGAAGTAAGGAAGGTGTTCCCCCAAAAGATGAAGGGTTATTTGGTAAGGGAACATATTATACCAGCAATCGTGAGTATGCTGAGACTTATGGTGATGTATCTACTTCTACAGTGACCCTCAAAAATCCTTTTGTTATAAGTAGCCAAAGGGAGTATGAGGATTTTCAAAACAAGTATCGGGATATAAAGCAGAAAGAATTGGAAGCGGGAAAGTCTCCTCAAGAGGTTGATGAGTTAGTTGCTGTCCAAATGAGGAAAGATTTAGAAGAACAAGGATATGATGGGCTTATTGCTAGGGATATCATAGCTAAAGGGGAGGAAGTTGTTGTCTTCTATCCTGAACAAGCGATTAGTGCAACTGAAGAAGCTGTACCAGTAGAAGAAGCACCTATGGCTCCTGAAGCTATGCCAGAAGCTCTTGAAGAGGTTGACCCCAATGAGGGTAGGGAACTAACACCCGACAGGAAGCCAAGGTTAAAGAATTGGGCAAGTGACCAGGAGGATACTGCTAAAGCACTTAAAGATAACAAGAATATCTCTGATACTATTACTCTTTCTAAGGATATTAGAATTGCTAGGGATAAAGCCAAGCAGACTTGGGAACAGGCTGATGAAGAGGGGAAGAAAGCTCTAGCCAAAGAAGCTGGTCTCAGGAAGAATGTTATAGCTAAGACTTGGGATGATATGAGTCCCCCTGAGCAAGAATCTCTTACCCTAACTGCTATTCCTGATGGTTCTATTACTTTTAATATTAAGAAGGAGACTTTTGATATTAGATATTATATGCAGTTCCTTGAAGAGAAGACGGGTCTACCTTTCTATCCTGTCTTCAAACGAGCAGAGTTATCTCATGGAGCTGGTCGTATAGCATCGGAACGATTCCTCCACAGAATTGGTGAAGATTCTGACTTTGACCATATTAGAAGTGATGATGTAGCTTTGGCTAGGGTAGCCCAAGAAATAAATTCCAGGAATCCAAGTCTTAAAATAGAACACCCAGAAGGAATAACCGAACAAGAGTTAAAGTTAGTTGATGTTATAACAGAAATATATAGAGCTTATGAACCTAAAGTCCGTTACCTTAAATTCATGGCTGTAGCTCCGAATATGGACTCTATGAAGGAAGCCTTCCCTGATGCTGTAGAAGCTGGTAAGGAAAGGGAGTTAGCTCTAGCTTTGGAACTCAGGTCTAGAGGGGAACTTGATGGCTTATATAACTTCCTTGATACCTGTGATTGGGGAGTTCTTGGTGGTTATTATGACCCCTGGATAGTATCCCATCCTACTCTCGTTCCAGCAAGAACCAGTCTTGGTACTACTAGAGGAGAAGCCAGACTTATGCGTAGGGAATCAATAGAGTTCCCAGAAGGTATGGAGAAGAATGTGCTCCTCCGTCTAGCTACTTATCTTAAACAGATAGAAGCCCAATGGCGATTGGAGCCTGAGTTAGACACACTTGAAAATTTCTGGGTACAGGTAGGAAGTAAAATATCTAATGCTGGTCAGGTGGAATCAGCTCTTAGAGAGTGGACAAGGGAACTTCAGGGTATCCCTACAAGGCAAAGTTTCTTTGATAATGTATTACGAAGGTTATGGAGACAGGCTATGAGTGCTGTCTTTCTACATCCTTGGATGCCTTTTAGGAATATGCACCAAGCTCTTGCTTTTCATCCTGATAGGACAGAGTT